TTTTTTTGAAATCTGACTTATAGGGTTTTTTGCCTTTGATAAATTAATTTCCAAATCTTCTTGTAAAAAGTTATTGGTTTCAAGTATCAGATTCAAATCTTTTTCTTTTGATTCAGGAACTGTTTCGCCACCTGCTGGTGTTTCAGGTGTTTCAGTTTCCGCACCTCCTACATCTGTGATACCAGGTCCTCCAAGTTCGGCACCTAAATCACCTCCTAAATCAGCACCCAAATCAGTTGCTCCTTCTTCACCCTCAGATTCACCAGCTTCTTCACCGGGTTTTTTACCATATAATTTGTCAATATTATCAAACAAACCAGTATGGATAATAACCTCAGGTGTTTTTTCCAATTCTGAAGCTACGGCTTTTTCTATTCTTTGTTGTTGGATGTCAAGTTTGATTTCTTCATCGGAAAAACCTAAAATGTGTTTTTTAGCCCATGAGGATGAAACTGGCTGAATACCGTTACCAGGGTCTGCCACAGCATCTTTGTACAATGCGATTTTTTGTTGCCAATTCTCAACTTTGAGTAAGTCAGCTTGAGTTGACGGATTTGTTAATGAAAGTGTGAAGTTTGAAAGTTCATCCTCAAACCCAAGAACATATAAATGAATAATTGCAATTTTATTCAATTCCTGAATCATTGACTTTTGAATCTTGTTGATTGTTCTTGCAAAACGAATATCCTGTAATGCTAAGTTTTTACCATCACCAACCGCCTCTTCGAAACCAAGGAAAGCTTTGGGTACTCTCAACGCCGTTAGTAACTTTTTTTGAATGTATTCAATATCGGCAATTTCGGATAAATTAGTAGCACCAGGTAAAGTATCAATAGGATTAGGTGCGTTCGGATCTCTAACAGGTATAAAGTAATCTTGATCTACCGCCATTTGGTTGTATCTCAAATCAACGTTACCTGTTTTGTTGTCAACTACCGTATCTCTTTTGAATTTGTTAGCAACTCTTTGTACGTAAGGCTCTACATCCTTATCATCCATGTTTCCTACAAATACTTTAAAAACTCGTCTTTCGGGTGCTCTTGATACACGATATATCATCATAGCATCTTCAGAAAGAAGTAATTGTTTCCATATCCTTCTTGCTTTTTCCAACATGGAAGTACCGTATGGTAACTTTCTATCATCACCTAAAAGTCTGAAGTGGGCAACTTCCCATGTGTTGAACTCCAAATCTTTGTTTTTCCAAGTAAATTTCAATCCTCTACTCTCGCCTTGTTGGTTTTGATCTAAAGGTTTGTATTTCATTCCCCTTTCAATTCTTTCCAATTCGATATTTGGAAGTTGTTGACAACCCACTACTCCTTTATCTGGATCTAGTTTTATGTAGACAAAATTATCACCATACTTACATGTGTTTCGAGTCCACATTGGTAAGTTAGTATTGATATCCAACTTGTTATTGAACAAATCAGCTAAAACCGATTTGATTCTTTTAGACTCTGAATAAATCTGTAACATAAAACCATTTTCGTTGGTTGTTGTGGATTCTTCAGCGTAGATATCCAAGGCTGCAGAAATTTCAGGAGTATACTCCATACTTTCATAATCGTAAAAAGCAGATAATCTTGTGGGTTCGTAATATACGGATTGACTATAAAGATTACTTTCAACCTTAGCCCATTGTTGTCCCAAATATAAAGTTTGTTGAGCTTCGAGTTTTTCTTTTTCGTATTCTTGCTTCGAAGTGGTTCTTAGCAGTTCCTTTTTATCAAATTGATAGACAGGCGTTTGCTGATCCAATGTTGAATCAGGTCCAAAAACTTTACTTAACCTCTGCCAAACTGTTAAATTATTATCTGCCATTTACGAGTTTTATAATAAATAGTAATCTTTCAATAATTAAACTAAAGTTTATCTACCGAATAGCCAAGAATACTTTTCATATTCTTGTCTTGTTGGATTATTGTTGAATTGTGACATTCTTTCGTTAGGAAAAACAGGAACACTTGGATTAAACTCTGTGACTCGGTTATTATGTGAGGAATTTACCGTCCAACTTTCTACCATCGCTTTGGTAACTTCTGTAACTTTATCCAATTGTGCAAAGGATGTTTCTCCAACATAAATCGGCATTGCACACGCCATAATCAAATCGTCATGTTGTCCTTTTAGGTGATCAGGTCGTCCGTTTACATAAACAAACGTGTTCAACTCATTCAACAAACGATTCGATCTGATTTTGAAATCGTGTCTCAAGGCTTCTTCAAAAGCCGCAACAATTTGAACTCTTTTACTATTGAAGTTTATTCCAGGGATTTTTTCATCTGCCTTTGGATTATACTTCCATTTGTCAGCAATATTGATTCCATCAACATATAAGTTTTTGTATCCAAGTTCTTGCATTTTTCTTGATGTAGAAACTCCCATACCACCAGTGATATCAATAACAACAAATGCATTATACATTACAGCCCATTTTATGGCAACCTCAGCCGCTACGTCGGGCGGTATTTTACCCAAATATTCCAAGACTTGTTCTCGCTCATCGAAATCAATTATACTGAAAGTTGTAAAGTCTTCAGAATCACCACGTGAAACGTCAATACCCATAATGTACTTGTGTCCCATTACCGGCTCTTTCCATTGCCATAATGCACCTCCCATAAATTTGTGTTCAGGGGGTAATATGAAATTATCTTTGATTTTTTCGATAGTTTCAGGTGGGATTACACTATCACCCGAACCCAAAAAGTTACACTCCAATTCCTGTGCAATTTTTCTCCTATCAAATTTCAATTTTTTAGCCATTGATTCGAACCAAGAAGAGTATGGTTTGTATCCATCACTAAATTTACTTTTTAATTCTTCGAAGTTCCTTTCTCGGGGTGAAACATCACTATAATCGATTGTAATTTCATTGTCTTTATAGTCGTCCCGATTCAACATGTAATGAACAATGTCCTTAACTTTCAACAATTTTAAATCCTTAGAATATCTCGGATCTCTATACCAAAACATTTCGGTTATCTTGAAATCATTCATACCTCTAAGGGCTTGTTCATAAATTCCATAATAAATAGGATCGAATCCGTTGGGTGTAGATATTACTATTACCTTACCACCCGTTGAAAGTGATGCCATACATGCCGACCAGAAATCTTCATCAGCATCGATGTATGCCGCTTCGTCAAAAATAAGGATTGTTGGAGTATATCCACGGAGGGCGTCTTTGGAAGTTGCAACCGCCTTTACCTCACAACCATTACTCAGTTTAAAATGTTTTTGTGCGTTTTTTTCATTTGAAAATCCTACACCAACCCACGACGGCCATTGCTCAACGAAAGATCTGATTTTATTTGCCATTTCAATGGCTGTGTCTTGTTTGTTAGCAATGATAAGGATTTTTTCAGGCTTGGTTTTTTTGGCAAAAACCAACCTTTTGGACGCCCATGCGGATGTTACAGTCGACACACCCGCTTGTCTGTATTTCAGTGCAATGTTTTCTTCGTAGTTGTCATAATCCTCGACTAAACTAACTTGATCGGGAAAAAGTTCCAAGGGTACATACCTCGACTGAGTATTATCATAAGTTTGCAAATATGTCTTCAGCGCGTAAGGAGTATTCTTTAAGCACTTAGCATATTCGAGTAATACTTGTTCTTTTGTCAAAGACATTATTCATTTTTGAGGTAGTTTATTTTGAAGGTGCTATCCCCAATGAACCCAAGAAATCGGTTAAATCATCATCATCTTCTTCATCCGACATCAAATCCATTACAGAGTTGTATTCTTCGTTACGAAGTTCTTCAACGATTTCATCAACCATTTTCTTAACAATTTGTTTTCCCTCTTTTGAACCTGATAATATCATTTTTGCAACTTCAAAAAACTCTTCAGTTGTCAACATGGAGAATCTTGAAAATAAGTAATTTTGAATTTCTCTCATATCATCCTCGAAAAGTTCATCAGGATATGATTCTACAAATTTTTCCCAAATTACAGGTCCGAGTCTCAGGTCCCAAATTTCATACGGAAGTGTATCCTGTGACGCCATAACCATTTCCGCCTTTTTAGGATCATCGGGTAATCCCTGACTTCCGAGTACTTCGTATACTCCTTTAATAATTTCATGAACCAATATAGGGAAAAATAATCCTTTAGCTTTGATGGTAGGTGGATCGGTTTCTGGATCGACTTCTGTAGAACCTTCAGCACTTTGTCCTGAACCACTCATCATTTGCATTGTCTCATCAGGCATCACCCAATATAATAAGTCGTTTATAGACATCAAAACACCATAAAGATTCAACAATCTTTCGTCAATACTTTCAAGTTCATCGCTGATTAATTCAAACATGTAATGTCCCTTTTTGGATGCTCCTTGGATAAGTGAATTGATGAATCGTCTTTTTGCCTTTTCCAAATCGAATTTTTCGAACGCATCTATGAAGTTTAATATATCCTCTTCCGCCTCTTCTTCTGTGACGTTAAATTCTTTTTCAATTTCCTCGGCACTTGGTTCCTCTGAACTTTTTCTCATTTTGCTGGTATCTACTTGTCCCATACTCGAAGAAAGTTGCACGTCGTATTGAAATGCATCTTCAGGTATTGCAAGTTCCTTTTTTACCAACTCGATGGCTAAATTTTCAAGTTGTTCGGTGTTTCTATTCTCAATAACTTTAACTTCACGTACCGCATTCATCAACATCATTTGAAGTTGCATGAACGCATTTTGCCCGGTTACAGATGTTAATCCTGTATATCTTTTAACCTTTTCAACAACATCCTTGAATCTTTTAGATGCGATTATTTGCTCGAAAGAATTGGGTTCAGATTTTGGTAATGCAGGGTTTTCTGAGAATGGAGTTTCCCCTTTTTCAATTTTTGACTGAAGACTTGGATCCATCCTTTCGGGTGAATCATAAGATATAGGTGCTTCGTTAATCTTTCTTTTCATCCTTAAATTTAATTTTTAAACTTCCAAACTTCAATTCTTTGGGAAGTTCAGCTTTTGGAGCTGGCTTATGTTTAGGTTGATACGGGGTTTTCCTTTCCGGTTTACTTGGAGTCTTTGTTGGGGTTTTTGTTGGAGCTTCTTTTGTATCCGCTTCAACTAACTCTAAAAAATCTTTTTTGCTCATTTGAGGTGGTAGGTGCTTATGAATCAAATTTAGTAAAGTCGACTCTATAATGTCAACTTTTTGTTCGAAAGATTCTGTTTTCACCTTTTCAGGTAGTTTTTTCCAATTCTTGGTTTTAGACGCAAACTCATCTGCCATTTTACACCATTTTGATTTTGGACCCTCCTCTTCACATTTAGCAAAGAAATACCCTTGTTGAGCTTTCGATTTAAACTTTTCTCTTATCTCACCATCTGTCATCATTTTTCTATTGTTGTCTGAA